ATAAATCACTTAAACGGTGACGTTGAGACAGTTGAACTTTTGCGGACAAAAGATACTTTTGAAGAATTTGGAAATCTACCTCTTGTTTGGGTAAAGATGATTTGCCCATCTACAGGAACTACATACCTGCAAGGCGTAGAACCTCATCATACCAATGCGATAGAAGCTATTGCTTCTTTATCTCCATTCAAAAAAGAAGAGTATAAATTTAATTTAAGAAGTTAATATGAAATCATTGAATTATGCATGTATAATCATTTTCTCTGCGATCGGAATAGCCGGTATTGCAGGGATTTGTTTAGGAGCAATTCACCACGTTGTAACCGTGTTGTTTTGCTCCTTAATTATATTGGTATCTTATCTGGATAATAAACGAGAAAATAATTATTAGATGACTATGAAAACAAATCAGAATATGATTCGCAAAATGGGTGAATTTGATGTAATTCAAAGGACATCGGACGGATATTTTAACGCAACGCATTTATTCAATCAATGGAATGCAAAATATCCAAATGAGCAACGTCGCCTCGATCATTTTTGGACGATAACCGGAATCGAAGATTTAATGAAGGAAATAGTTAAAAATGAGCCAAATATATCATCCCTGAAAATCGGGGATGATGTTAACAAGCTAACATTTAACGAATTAAAATCTATCGTTTCAAAGACTTCAAAATCGAATAAGGGGGAAAGCGCAGGCACATCCATGCATCCTGTTCTTTACGTCAAGTGCGCAATGTATCTTTCTCCACGTTTTGAATACCATGTATTGAAATTCGTTTCGGATGAAATGATAAAATACCGCAATGAAGCCGGAGACGAATACCGGAATCTTTCATCCGCTATCCGAAAAATTGTATCAGCAGACTTTATGCCTATCGCAATGAGCAAAATCGGAGAAGCTGTAAATTGGATTATTTTTAATAAACATGAATCCGGAATAAGAAATCAATTCGGAGAAGAAAGTAAGCAACGGGAATTATCGCTTTTTGAGAAAAAACTTTCCGAATTAGTCAATGAAGAATTTTTAACAAATTATGAGCAGGTATTAAACTACCTGAAAAGAAAGTATAAAGAAAAATATTACCCGAAAATTTTTGCTTCATGAAAACAGGATTAACAATCGAACAATACGAGCGCCTTAGGGCATCGTATTACGGACGCTATGAACCGGAAACAAACACCTACGAAATGTTAGGTAAACCTCCTGAAATGGAAAAGTGCGACTTCTGCGGCCTTTACCATGATCCGGAAGAGCTTAAAACGGAAAACTCATTATGGAGTTTCCGATACTGTCCCAAATGCGCTTCGGTAGCTTACGAAAACATCTATGATGAATTAAGTAATGAAGCAGATGACGAGAGATACAGAAACGAGATGCTTGTATTGGCCGGTGAATGAATGAAAACGAAAGAAAATAAAACTTTCATAAAATAATAAAAATAAAAAAACTATGATTATCAAACAAAAAGGAGAAATTTCTCCTAAAGATTGTTCCGTAGGTATCATCTACGGATTGGCAGGTGTCGGTAAAACGACTTTATGCGGAAAAGATAAAAGTCTTTTGATAGACTTGGAAGATGGCGTATTAAGATCAAGCGCCGATTGCGAAGTTGCACAAAATGTAACACTTAAGGACATTATGGATTTGATAAAATCAACCGAATATAGAGATATATCGATCGATACGGGTGATGAGCTTATCAGGCTTATATCATCCGACTGCAAGAGTGAAAATCCGAAACTTCAATCGGCAAGTCAAACGCTTCGTTTATACGGAGCCGTACTCGATAAGTTAATTTACTTTATCGGGGAAGTAAAAAAGTCAGGGAAAAACGTTGTTTTCGTTTGTCACGGTAAAAAAGACGAAAGTACGGATACTCAACGATTCATTCCGAGATTCGGAAGCGAAAACAACAATATAGAGTTGTTTAAGATATGCGACTTTATCGGATACCTGTACGCACAGGGATCGGATCGTTTTTTAACTTTTGATCCATCTGATTTCAATAACTGCAAAAATTCTTTGCAGATACCAACTCGAAAAATTTCAAAAAACGACAACATATTTGAAATATTGAAAGACGCGAGAATAGAATTAGCGTTGGAATTCGAGGGAAAAAAGACAAAACTCACCGAATACATTTCACGATTGAGTATTTGCGATGATATTGAGGAATTAAATCTTATCGGAGTAGAATTAAGAGAAAATAAAATTTTCGATAAGGAAATAATAAAATTATTTTCAAAACGAAAAAAAACATTGAGTAATGTTGCGTAAAATAGACCATACACATGAATTCAGCTATTCCCTCGTAAGAAGATATGAGGAATGGCTGAATTCGGAAAGAGACTACAATCGCTTTTACGGAAATTCTGAAAATTCGCCTATTCCGGATGAATATGAACTTGGGAAGAAATTAGAATTTTACTCTTCTTTGTTTAAGTTGCAATTCAAACCGGAATTTGAACGTGACGATACGTCGCTTATATTAGGAAAAGTATTTGAAAATGCATTAAATAATGCGTTGTCTTTATCTTCTAATAGTGAAATTACCGTATTCGAATTTATAAATAATAAAAGCGAAAGTTACAACATAGTGTTGAATCCGGATTTTATAACTTTGGTTGAAAACAGAAAAACTAATCCTCCGAAACAACAGGTTGAAATTAAAGGGATTCTTCCAAACGGATTAAAATTTATCGGTTATGCCGATGAGGTTTATGAAAATTGCATAATAGATATAAAAACCACATCGAATTTCAGTAAGTTAAATTATGATACATCGTTGCAAATTCCATTATATCTTCATTTTATAAATGATTATCTTATTCAACGCGGATTTTACCAAGTAACGGAATTTTACCGTTCAAAAGCTATCGGTAAAAACGAATTTTTGATGAAAGATACATTTATGATTGAATGTTCGCATATAACGGAAAGTCAATTAACTGTATTTTCCGATCTATGTATGGAAATTCTGAAGAACGTATCAATATTTGAAAATGACGTTGAAAAATACTCAAATTATTTTATATGAACTACATAACTCCAATATCCGATCTAAACAAAGAGGCCGAACAAATACAGGCATTTTGTGAGGTAACTCCGAGCGACAACCCGCAGGAAATTGCGGAAAGAATTGCCGATATTGGTGTCCTAATCGCACGTTCAGGAAAGATGTTAGCAGACGCCAAATATCACCTGAATCAAAAGAAAAAAGACGAAACGGTTGATATGGTGATAAAAATAATTTCAAAAGAGAAATTATCTGCAAAAGTGCAAAACGCTTTGGTTGATAGTATATGCAGAGATGAGCAATATTTATGTGATTGGATTGAACGTCTCAATAGAACATGTGTGCACCAACAGGAAGCGATGCGCTCGCTATTGAGTTATGAGAAGGAATCTATGAGGGTAACAAAAATAGGTTATTAAAATGAATCTTGTTTTTCATAGTGAAACGGCTTATCCGGTTCGTGAGAATAGGGTAAGCAAAAATAGGGGCTACAACTTTCAACGTTAATCGGAAAGTGTATAAAGGATTCGATTCCTGAGCCCCACAAAAGCTGAGTTAATTAATTGATTGTTTAACATTAAAATTTAAAATTATGGCATGCAAACCGAAACCGGGTAAAATCCCGATTAAAAAGTAAAAAGCGGAGCGTTTGGAAGGTTGGCTATCTGTTACAAAAGCCGGTTCGATTCCGGCAAACGCACAAACATAAATAAATGATATGAACAATAAACAAGGATTTGATTTTGGAGATTATGTATTAATAGAGCAGAAAAGATATGGAGTGCCAAATGAGATGTATCTACATGAAGTTATGGGACAATTAGAATCAAATTATTATGTAGATGTTCCGGTACAATCTCCTGCGACAGAAACTATACATGACAAAATAGTCCCTGTTGTATCATGTGTTTGCTGCGGAGTTTGCGAGAAAGATATTTTAAGATATAGAACCGATAATGTAAAATCAAATGAAAGCTAAAGAAAAATACATCGAATTTCTTCAATCCAAGATGGCAATCAGCATGCAATCCGGATTTGATGTTTCGACAGAGGAAATGACTGCGGGATTGTATCCTCACGTCAAAGATTCCGTTAAGTGGGCGGTCAAAGGCGGATGCCGAGCGATATTCTCAAGTTTCGGAATGCAAAAAACGGTTACACAGTTGGAAATCGAACGTTTGATTATCAAATACGAAGGCGGGAAAGGTCTCATTGTTTGCCCGAAGCGGGTTGTAGGAGAGTTTATCGAGCAAGCAAAAAAATATATCGGAATTGACGTTGAATATGTACGGACAATGAGTGAAGTCCGAGCCTGCCAAACCGACATAATGATTACGAATTATGAGCGTGTGCGAGACGGTGAAGACGGCGTCAGGATTGAGCCGTCTTATTTCAAAGTAACATCACTCGATGAAGCGTCGGTACTCCGAAATTACGGAACAAAAACCTATCAGGAGTTTCTTCCGCTGTTTTCGGAAGTCAAATACCGGTTTGTTGCGACGGCTACTCCGGCGCCGAACCGTTTCAAAGAGTTAATCCATTATGCCGGATATTTGGGAATAATGGATACCGGACAGGCTTTGACGCGCTTTTTCCAAAGAGACAGTACAAAGGCGAACAATCTTACTTTGTATCCACATAAGGAGAAGGAGTTCTGGCTGTGGATGTCAACTTGGGCGCTCGTGATAACCAAGCCGTCGGACATCGGCTATCCTGATGACGGCTATATTATACCCAATTTATTGACATTTGAAGAAATAGTTAATGTTGACCATTCTACTGCGGGATTCGACCGTGACGGTCAGGCTAAGTTATACCGTGAATCGGCGCTCGGATTGCAGGAAGCTGCCAAAGAGAAAAGAGACAATTTACCTCAAAAGATTGAGCGCATCGTTGAAATAATCAATCGACCGGAAAACAAGGATGACCATTTCATTATCTGGCACGATCAGGAAGCTGAACGACACGCTATCTGCAAAGCTATTCCCGAATGTAAAGCTGTTTACGGTTCGCAGGATGATGATGAAGCCGACCGGATAGTGGATGATTTCAAAACCGGTAAATTGAAATATCTTGCCGCCAAACCGGAAATGCTTGGGGAAGGTATCAATTTTCAATACCATTGCCATAAAGCGATTATGTTGATTGATTATCGTTTTAACGATAAATTTCAGGCAATCCACCGGATTTACCGTTTCATGCAGGCGCACGATGTTTCAATTTGGTTTGTTTATGCCGAATCCGAAGGGGAAATATTCAAATCGTTCATGCAAAAATGGAAACAGCACAACGAAATGATTCAAAAACTAACGGACATTTTTATTGAAAACGGAATTTTCGGAATCAATGCCGAAAAGAAAATGATGCGTTGGATGTTCGCTTCTCGTGAAGAACATTCGGGAAAGCTGTACCGGTCAATCAATAATGATAATGTTTTGGAATGTATGGAAATGAAAGATAATTCAGTGGATTTGATTGTTACATCCGTTCCTTTCTCCAATCATTACGAATACACGCCCACTTACAATGATTTCGGTCATAATACCGATAACGACCGTTTCTTTGAGCAAATGGACTTTCTCACGCCGGAACTCCTGCGGATATTGAATCCGGGGCGGGTTATGGCAATACATGTTAAGGACCGTATCCTTTTCGGTAATGCAACCGGTAAAGGATTTCCTACGCTTGACCCGTTTCATTCAATGTGCATTTCACACTACTTGAAACATGGATTTCAATTGTTTGGAATGATTACGGTCGATACGGATGTTGTCCGTGAAAACAATCAAACCTACCGATTGGGATATTCTGAAATGGTCAAAGACGGTTCAAAAATGGGCGTAGGATGTCCGGAATACATTTTGTTGTTTCGTAAACTTCCGACTGACACAACCAATGCTTATGCCGATATTCCGGTTCTGAAATCAAAAAACGGTTATTCGCTTGCAAAGTGGCAAATCGATGCGCACGCCTCTTGGAAATCGTCAGGAAATACGCTTTTAGATGTATCCGATATTTCTCAAATGGATATAGCGCAAATCCGGACCGTATTCCGAAACTTTGAAAGTGAAAATATCTACAATTACGAACGACACGTTCATTTTGCCGAATTTCTTGAAAGTAAAAATAAGCTTCCCAAGACTTTCATGGCAATTGACCCTGTGAGCAAAAAAGAATGGATTTGGGACGATGTTACAAGGATGCGGACGCTTAACTCAAAACAATCGCAAAAGAAACGCCAGATGCACATTTGCCCGCTTCAGCTCGATATTGTTGAACGGTTGATAGAACGATATTCAAACAAAGGAGATGTCGTATTCGACCCATTCGGAGGTATTCAAACGGTACCTTATTGCGCAATAAAAATGGGAAGATTCGGACTGTCAACCGAATTGAATTATGACTATTGGAAAGACGGTTTAAGTTACCTTCGGGAAGCCGAACTTGGCGTATTATCGCCTACATTGTTTGATTTAATGGAAATGGAGGTAGAGGTATGAAAACAGTATATATCAGTGTTCCGATAACCGGAAGAAAAATAGAGGATGTTAAAGAGCATATATCATTTGTGACATATACGTATTTGCAAGAATATGAAATAATTAATCCTCTAAAAATATTTGATGTGTTAAAAAGAGAGGTGAATGAAATTCCAAGTTATGCAAAAATAATAGGATTTGACATCATGTTTTTGATTGAACAATCTGACGCCGTCTTTTTCTGTCGTGGCTGGCACGAAAGCAAAGGATGTCAATTGGAATTTGCGGCGGCGAAGATTTATGATAAAGAGATAATGTTTGAATAGATATGGATATATTAAGTATTAATAGCTCTAATAACTTGCTGTATATCAATATAGTATTTATCTTAGCGGAAAGTTAAAAAAATGAAAACAATAGTAACATTTAGCGGTGGAAAAGACAGTTTAGCGGCTCTTCTTTGGATTCGGAATAATTTCACAAAGAATTTCACAGCGATTTTTTGTGATACCAGATGGGAAAGTCCGATAACATATCGCTATATTAATGAAATAGCCGACAAACTTGGGTTTAACCTTGTTGTATTGAAGTCAAAAAAATACGATGGATTAATAGATTTGGCAAAGAAAAAGAAAAGGTTTCCGTCATCACAAAGACGTTTTTGTACTTCCGAATTAAAGTCTATTCCTACGATTGATTATTTGCTTGACGTTGTTAATGATGACTTTATTGTAATACAAGGCATACGTAGTTCCGAATCCGAAAGCCGCTCAAAAATGGCAGCACAATGTAATTATTTCAAATATTACCTTGAGCCATACGGAAAGGATAAAAACGGAAAAGACAAATTTTACACCTACCGCCGGAAAGAAATTTTATCGTTCAGCAAAACCCATGCCACCGATGTCTGGCGTCCTGTTTTTGAATGGAGTGCACAGCAGGTGATAGATTATATTCTTGAAAATGGATCAGAACCGAATCCTCTGTATAAAATTGGATTTAAGCGGGTGGGGTGTTTTCCCTGTATTATGTCTGCACAAACGGAACTTTACCAAATTACACAACGATTTCCTGAGAGGATAGACGAAATTGCTAAGTACGAAAAAGAATGTAAAAGTTCTTTTTTAGGACAGGATTCAATACCGAAATACGCCTACAAAGGAAGCTATCCACTAATTACAGACGTAGCGCGGTATGTGAAAGGAAAGTATGATGCAGGTACTTTATTTGACGAATACACAGCTACAAGTTGTATGAGTTATTACGGATTATGCGAGTAAAATATGAACACTAATAACAAAAAATATGAACGAACAAAAGAACCGGTCTCCATAAAAGAGATTATCCGTAGAGAATACCCGCTTTTGGCGGAAAGATTTGAAAATAATAAAAATAAGGTGGTTAAAAATGAAAGATTCGTTTATTCTTAAAACTTCATGGCGGAGTGTATTTGACGACCTGTCTGACAAACAAGCAGGAGTATTAATCAAGGCTGTATTCAATTATATGGCTACGGGAGAGAAACGTGACGATTTTAATGATGGGGAAATCAAAATGGCTTTTAAATTTATCTCTTTAGATTTAGATTATAATAACGAAAAGTATAATGCTAAATGCGAAACAAACAGGATAAATGGCATGAAAGGGGCTGATTTTGGGAAGCTTGGCGGAAGACCCCCCAAGCAAGAAAAACCCCCAAAAACCCCCAACGGGGATAACGAAACCCCGAAAACCCCCTATAATGATAATGATAATGATAATGATAATGATAATGATAATGATTTAAATCCCCCCTTACCCCCCTTAACGGTCGGTAAGGATGTTTCTGAAAAATCTTGGAGAGATGACTTTGAAATATACCTGACAGACTTACGGAATGCTTATAAAGCAGCCGTAATTGATACTGCGTATATAACCGAAAGGGCTAAGTATCACCCCGGATTGGATGTTAAACTCTCGCTGGAGAAAAGCTGCAAAGAATTTTGGGCTACGGAGGCGGGTTGGAAACACAAAAAAAGAGGGAAATCAAATGAATTGAATTGGCGAACTACTTTCACAAAGTCTTTAGACCAGAAATTCAATCACGTATGGATTCAAAAAACAAAAGATGATGAAGAAAAAGGAAAATCATATAGAAAGCTCTGAAATTACAGGTCGATTACTTCCTCATGCGGTAGATTTTGAGGAAGCTATTTTAGGAGCTATCATAATTGAAAAAAAGGCTTTTGAAATTGCAAGCGAAACAGTTACGTCCGAAATGTTTTATTTAAAAACAAACGAGATGATATTTGAGGCTTGCAAATGTTTGGATTCGGAACAAAAGCCGATTGATTTACTTTCGGTAATCGAAAAATTACGACAAAACGGAACGCTTGAGGAAGTCGGAGGAGTTACTTTTATTTCAGAACTTTCTCAAATAGTTGTTTCTTCATCACACTTGGAGTATCATTGCCGGATAGTTGCGCAAAAGTATTTGGCAAGGAAAGCAATCGAATACATGAATGAAAGTGTTTCCCAATGCTTTGACGAAACAAACGATATTGACGATGTTATTGCGGATATATCGCTTAAAATTGAAAAATTACAGGAATCGACTTTCGTAAAATCGGAAACAACACAATTGCGTGATGTTATGAAACAATCAATTGAGCAAATGTATGAAAGGAAGGATAACTACGATAAAGGCTTACAAACCGGAATAAATACCGGTTTGGCAGACTTAAACCGTATTACCGGAGGGTGGCAAAAGTCGAATCTTATCATTATTGCCGGTCGCCCATCAATGGGAAAGACGGCAATTGCTCTGCATTTTGCAAAGTCTGCGGCACGAATGGGAGTTCCTGTTGTTATATTTGAGCTTGAAATGACAGATGTTAAGCTGTCCGACAGATTACTGATTTCAGAATCGAATGTTGACCCAAATTCATTCAAAGTCGGAAGATTGACCAATGACGAATTAAAAAGTATTGAATTGGCAGTCGGAAAACTTTATGATTACAAGATTAACATTGATTCAAATTCAGTAGTTACAATGGATTATATCCGTAATCGCAGCAGGTTATTAAAAAAGCAAGGAAAATGTGAAATGATAATTATCGACTATTTACAATTGATTGAAGATTCCGGAGCTAAAAACACCAACAGAGAGCAAGAGGTGGCTCGTATGAGCCGGAAGGCAAAACTTTTGGCAAAAGAATTAGACATACCGGTATTGCTTTTGGCGCAATTAAGCCGAAAGGTAGAGGAAAGAAGCAATAGGAAGCCTATGCTTTCAGATTTAAGGGAATCAGGCGCTATTGAACAGGATGCGGATATTGTTATTTTTATCTATCGTGATGAATATTACAATGAAAATTCGGATAAAGGAAAAGGTAATTTGATTATTGCAAAGTATAGAGACGGTTATACCGGTGAAATTGATTTTGCTTACAACGAAAGTATGACAAATATATTTGATTGCGACAAAATCGGACAATCCGAATTAAAGCCTATTGTATCGAATAATTATTACGAAAAAGAAGAAACACCGTTTTGAGTTATGGAAAATAAAATACATTCAATTGAAAAAGGTTCAACCGATGCGTTATTTTCATATTTCACAACCGAAAAATATGGAAATTACAAAGGT